GAAGGGCGACAATCCAAACGCGCCCCACGAGCTTGTCAACCCTTTCGCCTACGGAAGACCCTACTTTGCTACTGGTTCATCTACAATAGTTACATATATAAAACCCTCATCCGACATAACTAATACGGTCCGTCGTGAGGAGGTCGACGTTCAAACCGTCGAAGAAGCTTCACATATAAGTGATTCAGCCGGGGCGGGTAATACAAACTTGGCGTCCCCCGTTCCAGGGGCAAGCTCTTTAGAGGAAGAAAGTAGTTCCACCTCAACATCAACTTCAGGAGATCTTCCATCACAACCGACAAATGGTCCTGGTGAAGAGTATACAAGAGAATGCTTCGTCAGGTTATCTTATGATTACGGGTGTAGTGGTGATGAAAATGGAATAAAGATATTTGGAGAAGGTCGGAATCATAACCATGTCGATAGAATAAATCTTCAGAACCATAGCCCCCTTAGTAATGCGGATTACACCTGGAGGGAAGATGGGCGCGGGGGGTACCAGCTGCTGGGCGCCCACAACACGGCCGATGTCACCAGAAGAGCAGTAGAAAATCGCGAATCTTATAGAATAGAAGGTAAATGTGGAATAGTCAAGTTCAAGAACTCGGATAATCGTTGGTTCACGGCGCCAGCACCCTCACCGCATTGTCGTAATTTTAATAGTAATTTTCAGGATGACGTTGTAGCTGTTAAAATTCAACTTGAGGATTGCGATAATGGATGGTATTTAGCTGATAACTTTTCGAAATGCCGTTCCTGTCTAGATGGTCAAGTTGCAGGTCCAGGGGCAACAGAATGTATTACTTGTCCGGCAGGTAAGTCTCCGAATGCAGAAAGGACAGAATGTGTAGATTGTGATGATGGATATTTTTCACAAGATGCTGGCTCCACAAGTTGTACCCGATGTGAAGCGGGACATATAAGTAATTCTACAAAGACCGGATGTGTTCAATGCGAGGCTGGTAAGTATTCGAATTCTCAAAGAACAACATGCTTAGATTGTTCGGTTGGACAATACTCAAATGCTGGATCCACAAATTGTGTCCGTTGCGAGAGTGGTGAATATGCCCCCGCTGGTTCAGCAGAATGTAGTACATGTGCTGCTGGTAAGCACAGCATGTCACCCAACCCCGGTGGTAGTTGTATCGATTGTGCTGCTGGTAAATATTCGGAGGAGGAGCGTGCTTCAAGATGTATTTCATGTGGTCCTGGAAAATATTCAACAGCAGTTGGGTCATCGAATGAAGTAGATTGCGATAATTGTCCAGTTGGACAACGGGCTATATCAAACCATACTTCATGTGGAGATTGCCCTAATCCCATCGCAAACGCAAGTTTTACTTGTAATGATGCTGGTGTTTCAACCATATCCGCTTGTAATGAAGGGTATCGTCCCGTAGCTGGGCGTTGTGTTATTAACCATTGTCTATGTGAGAATGGTACTGGAGTAATAACAAATGAAACAGATCAACAAGTATGTTTAAATCATAATGATTCAGATAATCCTCAATGTAGAGAATGTGATCCAGGTTATCATCTAGTTGGTAATGAATGTATACAGAATGTTTGTCGATGTGAAGATCCATCAAGTGGTCGTTATTTTGGAGTTGCAAAAGGTCAACCGATCCCTTCTAATTGGCCAGGCTTGTCAGATGCTGAAAAAAACACGGAGACTATTTGTCTTGACAATGGAATTACAGATTGCCATATTTGTAAGCCAGGCTACCATTTAAGTGATCACACGCCGGAGGGTGTGGGCGGTAGAACAACAAAAGAATGTGTACCCAATGATTGTACTTGTTTTGATGGGGTGCACGCTACAGGTGCTTTAGAAATTAATGGATCAACTGCGTGCCCAGATACGGGGACTCAACATTGTGTAAGTTGTAATGACGGGTATAGATTTTGCCCGGAACTTGACGAAAACGGTTCATGTTCAACAGAAATTACCGCGACTAGTGGTGGTTCTTCAGTAACATATGGCACAGAATGTAGACCATATCGTTGTGGAGCAGATGAAAAAGTTCTAAATAATGAATGTGTACCTTGTCCAGATGGAAAAGTAAAAAACGTCCGGGCAGCGTCCGCCGACGAAGGCGAAATATTAGGGGATCTAGCTAACGGAGGTGATACTACATGTGATACAGATAACTGTCCAGTAGGCACTTATTTGTCTCAACATCATTGTCTAGAATGCCCGGCTGGAAAAACAAGTCCTGGTGGTGAAGACCGTTCATTGGATGACAATACGATGTCTAATTGTACAGATATTATATGTGAAGAAAACACGAAGGTTACTACCAGCCTGTGTATCGAAAACTGCACGTTAGCGGATAATGTATGTACCCCATGTGAACCTGGTACAATTAATCCGGCTGGAGATAATGCCAATGGACAGGATACCACTTGTAACCCAATCATCTGCGGGATCGATGAAAGAGTTCAAGATCATACTTGTGTATCTTGCTGCGAAGGTGGGAACGAATCCTGCGGGAAAAATAATTCAACTGGTGGACATGACGCATCCGGAGCTGATACAGAATGTGATGATATAATATGTGGAGTAGGAGAAAGGGTCCTAGCGAATGAATGTGTTGATTGTCCGGATGGTTCTCAAAACCTTGAAGGAGGACATAATGCGGGGACGAATTCAGAAACAAATTGTAACCATGCTTGTAATGAAACCGTCATATGCGAAGATCCATCCAAATTAATTGACCCTACAATATATTGTGAAGGGGTGTGTGCTCTTACTGATGAAGATCTATGTTGTACACTTACAAAAGCATTGTGTAGTACTTATACAGATGATTGCCCAACTGGAAAATCATTAAATGATACTAATTACTGTTCCGGAATAGAGTGTAGTGAGACGGATGATGTAGACCTTTGTTGTATACAAAACGCAACATGTGGTACCCTCACAGAAAGTTGTCCAAGTGGTAAAATTATTGATGAAAATGTTAATTGTAGTTCTCTCACATGTGGAACGAGTGATTTAGAAACTTGTTGTATCACTGATACTACTTCTTCCACTGGTACTGGTACGAGTGTTACGAATATTCAAAAAATTAATTCAACAGCAACATACAGTGAAGCGAATATTACTGATATCGCTGAAGGAAGTACGGAACGAGCAAATTTCGAAGAAAGATTTATTCAAGCAATAAGGGATAACCTTGGAATTCCTGATCTAGTTGTTGTAATCAATGGAATATCTGAAGGAAGTGTGATTGTTGATTTTTCCATCGAAGTTAATAATATGACAAATGAGGAAGCAATTGTTGAGTCACAAAAACTAACCGATAATCCAACTGGATTAGATCTTATGATTGGTGAAACTCAACAAACAGCGCAACTATCTGAAATAACCGTTGTTGAAGAAGAAATATCGACGGGTACGGCAGCTGCTAGTGATATAGATGGAAATATAATTAAAGAGGTAAACCTCCCGATTGATGGTAGTTTAGTAAAAATAGCCTATTCTGACTCTAATGGGGATATATTTCTTGCTGATGGTTATACATCTGTTGCGGACGGAGATTTAGTACGCCTCCAAGCTTCAAATGAAACTATGGTTATTGAAATCATTAAAAAATACGGCTGCAACATCGACGCGGGATCTTGTTCTCTTGCCCCAAATGATCAGTGGTTTGATCTCTCGAACGGCTCAAACATCCGCCCAAGTGGACCTGACACCATTAATGGCCTTGGACAAGAATTATACGCACATGCTATTTGTCCTATTGAGAGTACAGGTTGTAATCAAGATTGTATAGTTGTATGGTCTGAATGTACTGAAAAATGTGAAAAAAAAGAAGAAAGGATATCTACAATCTTGGTTGACGCAAATGGTACTGGTAAGGGCTGTTCCTTGGAGGCGGTCGATTGTAAGAAGAATCATGGAAAATGTGATTCATCGAGTGATGGAGGATTTATAGCTTACGCAATAGGTTTTGTTGTTATCTTCGCAATACTAGCCTTATTTATTTACTTAATGAGTAGTGGAGGAGGGAGTAATCAGCCTTCATTACCCCCCAGGTTGGTACCTCCACAACCGACCGCCCTTGCTGCACCTGCGCCAGCGGTGCGTTAAAAAAATATTCAATATAATAAATGATTGATGAGGATATAAAACAAAGAATAAAGGTTGGTGGGATATTTTTATTACAAGTATACAAGATAATGACCGGGACAATGTTATCTTTATTTATCCCACAAAATTGTGGAGATGAAATGTGTTCATTGAATGATAATTACAACAATAATGAAGTATATCATAGAACAACTTTTTATTGGAATAGTTTTTCAGCATTTTTATTCGTATGTTGTTATTTAATCGAATTATATCGTGAAGAATGGTGTGTAAAATATCTAGATATTGATAATGACTATCCAGATAATTCACTCAAAAAAATAATTGTTCAAGAAAAAGATTTAGATAAAAAAATGGATAAGTTAAATAAATATTATTATCATACACTATGTGTCAATTCATTTGTTTATTTTATCAATATACTTTTAACCGTTAAAATGATGAATGATAGTTATTATAATAATTCAACTCTATCATGTTTTGTTAGTTTTGTCCTCTTAGTCCTAATGAAATTATATAATTCGTTAATCGTTGCTTATCAATCCGTAAAGAATGACAAGATGATGAGTGCATACATGTCCGAATTTGTATCTTTCAACGTCCTAGATAATGATTACGTTCAAGAAAAATATAATGGATTAAAAAATAATCGGTTAGAAGATATTCAACGATTAGAAGATAGTAAAAATGAAGTGATTAGAGAAGAAGAGATTATTCCAATTATTGATAAAACAACGGAAAAGATTGAAAATGTTGAAAATGTTAACAAAGTTAAAACAGAAGATAATGATGGTAATGTTGAATCACTCATCTAAGACATCCGAAAGATTACTAAATAAGTTAATTAGGTTTAAAAACATATCTAAGACATGATCTAAGTAATTCGGTATTACACCTTTAACTCTACATGCTTTTGAAGCTTCAACAACTCGATTTGTATCATACATAATAAGACACGAAAATATGAATACAGAGATGGTACTTATCATATCATTATATTTTTTATCAAAGAAAACAACATCAAGTATCCTGAAAAGGATAACGAATAGTAAACCAAAAAATAGAATCGTAATGAATGAATCATTCATATATTGAGGAAACTTTAATGCAATAAGCATCGAAATTACAATAATAATCATCATCTTTTTCAGTGTATCTTCAATAACATCCTTATCAAGTTTCTGAAGATAAAATCTTTTAATGTATGCCATAATTAACAGGATTGCTAAAAATATAAGGTGTTGTAGAATTTGATTCTTAGTAAATACTAATCCAATTATCAAAATAAATAGAGCTAAGGATAATGCCATAACTACTTTTTTTTCTAACTCTATATTTTGTTCATCGTATACTTTCATTGCTGTAAAGTAGATTGAGAAACTCGTCAATAAATACAGGAAATAATTAATGATAAAGCGATTACAGGTTGGTTTTCCACCTTTGAATGCAGATAAATAAGTTGTTCCAAGAAGAACAAGTGTTAGTATTTTAAAGAAATTGCCAGGTAATTCCATTTATAATAGTATTTATAAAAAATAAAATAATTATAAAAATTTGAATTTCTTATTTCTTTTCCTTAACAGAAATACATGAACAATATACTATTCCTTGATTTTGAAACAACAGGGTTAAATCCATATTTAAATGATGTGATTGAAATAGCAATTAAAAAATATGGTTCAGATGATTATTATCAAACATTAGTTAAACCTAGGAGGCTCCCTAAAGGGCTTGTAACGTATGTTCCACCACATATTACCAATTTAACACATATAACTGATCAAATGATTTACGAGGATTCAATTACAAAAGAAAATGCTGTTTATAACATGTTTCAATATATTGAAACAATTTGTAATAAGGATGGTCCAATTTATTTAGTATCACACAATGGTACGGTTTTTGATTTTATAATTTTTAGAAAGTTATATGAAGAATATTGTAATAAAACAAAGTTCACACGGTTCAAAAATAATTTAATGAATCGTATTCAGTATATTGATACAGTCCTTTTAGCAAAATTATTCATGACCGATAAAGAAAGAGTAAGTCAATCACGACTATGTTCAAAATATAATATCACGAATGAAAAAGAACATCGAGCATTAGGAGATATTCAAGCATTGGAACAACTATACATACTTTTATGTAAGGATTGTTCAAATAAATTAGAGAAAGAAGAAGATTTTATGTTTAAGAATCCCAATGAGATAATCCAAAGATGTTTTCTAGGGCCTTGATCTCATTGCATTTAAGTTATTTAGTAAACTTTTCCATGTTTGTTGTATTGATTCCCTTTTCCCGTTTTCCGTATCACCACTAAATCTCCATGATAATTCTTTAATCTCAGCCATTGTGACGTCTATCTTTTTTTTATCACATACTTTTTGAATAAATTGAACCATTTCTCCGTTATTTGATAGATCTTGAATTTTTTCAAAACCATATTCTGTAACTGAAACAATATCTCCAGCAACTTTTCCTGCATTCTTAAGATGACTTAGTAGTTCTCTCCCATAGTCCCTAACCCGTGGTGATAACAAAGGGAGTACATAACCAACAAAAAGAATATAAAGATTATTATTTGTTAGATCTTCACAATCAATACTGCCACTATCCCATGAACTTGATGAATATTCTGTTATATTTTCCATTTTAATCAAAATATTACTTCATTTTCTTAAATATTAATAGATTCAATAAATAGAATGAAAATATAACTTGAATTACAAGTATTAGTTTTGGTATTTTTTGAAGGGAAGGATCAACCTTATCCTTTATCCTTGCTATCCTAGAATTTAGAATGTATGAAATAGCTAAGAAAATCAAACTTACTGATAAAATAATATTTCGGAAAGATGATTTTGGAAATGAACTAATATAGGTTAGACACATAAGTGTTAAGACAATGAAATGGCATATATTTCGTAACAATGTATGGAATAATTCTTCACCCATTATAATATATTATAATATAATTTAAATCATAAGAATATTTTCTATATTAAATGAAATGGAAGAAGATAAATTATTCATTTCATTAATGCAAGTCTTTATTGCTCAAATGGATTCTGCTCTAAAAATATCAAATATCATTTCGGAACATTCTGATGAAGAAGATATGTCTCCTGATTCGATTGTAACAGGGTTAATATATCGTCTAATGATAACAATGGATGATAAAGAAATGAAAGAATCAATGGATATAGCAAAAATTATCATGAATGATGATGATGATGATGATGATGATGATGATGATGATGATGATGATGATGAAGGTATAAATGAAGGATACGAGGAAGAAGAATATGAGGAAGAAGAATATGAGGAAGAAATAAAAATAACACGGAATATAAAGAAGAATACATGTAATTGTAATATATGTGCCCGAGCAAGGGCGTGTCTCATTAATTATCCCACTTATGAAGCATCTGATCAACTAGCACAGAAATTCAAAGATGCGATTGATAAAACATGTGGGATACATAAAATAAATATAGTATAAATATAAATATAAATATAAATATGGTTACTTGTCCTTTAACATTTGATTGTTCTGAACACCCTAAAAATTTACACCCATCACCAAGAGAAAAAGAATGTAGTGGAACTCCATGTACACCTGAAGACTGTTGTACAGAAATACCACCTACATGTATCGGTTTTGATTGTTCGAATCACGCGAATGACTTAGATAGATCTCCAGGAACAGTATCATGTAATAGAGAAACATGTACTGTAGAAGAATGTTGTACTATTATCCCGAGAGTAGTAACGAATGTTACAACACGTCCACCAGGTAATCAAAATAATCAATTGGTTGAAGATGTTAGTAAATTAAAAAGAGATGTTAAAAAACTTAAAAAAGATCTACAATCTTTAGAAAAAGAGAATACCTCATACTTTTCATGGATTTTTGGAGATGATGATGATGATGATGATGATGATGATGATGATGATGATAAGGATGAGGGTGATGGTGATGATGATGATGATAAGGAAGAAGGGTTTACAAATCAATCAAATAGCCTATTCTTTATGATTGCAATCGCAATTTTACTTTATTTCTTATTGACACATAAAAATAAATAAAAATAAATTTGATTCATTATATAAGTTAGAATTATAAAATATGGAAAGTGTTAAATTATGTAAAGGTGGATGTAAGCAACAATTATGTAGAGAAGAATTTGGTTTTAACCATAAGACGAAAGAAGAATATAAGCAATGTATTCAATGTCGTGAGAAGAAGAAAAAGGAAAAAAATACTTATGAAGAAGATATAGTAAATAATAATAATAACGAAGAAATGGAAGATAAAAAGGGAAAAAGAGAAAATCGCCCATCAATTAGTTTACAAAAACAACAAATAGTCCTTAAGGAACAAGACTATAGATGTAGAGGTCCTGGTAAATATGACAATAAGGAATATGAATGTGATATGAATGTTAGTGGTAAGCGATTTTGTGATAAAAAATCATCGGAACCACAATATGATCATATTATACGATGGAAAGAAGGAGGTAATGGATTAGAAAATATTCAAGCTCTTTGTGCTAGTTGTCATTTAATGAAAACAAGTATGGAAAACATTATGAATGAGAATAGTGAATGCCCCTCTGATAGAGTAAATATTATCTTAAAATCCTTGTCAAAACCGAAATATCAAGTGAATGAAAATAATGATTCAGATTCCGAAGATGAATACAACGAATTATTCATTCGTCAACGATTACGAAAGAAATTGTAATATATAAATTGTAATATATAAATTGTAATATATCTTATTTCGTTTTTAAAATTATTTTTTTTAATATTTCATTATTAAATATTATGTTATCTATCGTTTGTTCAGGTGAATATAATAATGATTTCAATCAATGGTTTGATTATTATACCCATATAGGGGTACGATATATCTTTTTTATAGGACTCAAATGTCCTAGTGAAAAGATGGTCCATATTCCTTCAAAAAAAAAGAAATTAAAAGATGGAGAAATCCTTGCTTATATGAAAAAGAATTCAAAAACACGTGCTGTAAAATGTTACATTCATCTAAAAATAGGAGAATACTTACGGATTCCACCGGTTCTTCAAGAGAACCATTTTAATTATTTTTATTGGTGTGAGGGTAGGGATGAATCCTTTTATATACAATCCTATGATAATAAACCACGTATGCTTCGTTTCATTTTAGATAACAAGATACCATTAGAACTGAATTCAAATATTTCTGTAGAAACAAATATGCCTGCGATTGATCGTTCAAAACCTTGTGTTAAGAATCTAACAAAATGTAGACTAAATAGTTCACTTTTTACAGTTGAAATGATTGATGGTAATTTAGATATACCGCTTGCACATGAAATTTTTAAAAAAAATGGTTTAGTAATCGTTAAAAATGCACTCCCTATAGATGTAATGGACGAAGTTTCAAATGAATCAAAGAAAATTATTACTAAGTATAAAAAAGAAATTATACAATACTACGAGGATGGAACTTCGTTTCAAGCAAATGATAAAGCAACTGAGATAGCATGTCGCCCTGGAAGCCGTGTTGAAATTAAAACAAGGGCCAAACAACCATTCATTGACCCTGAAATGATTGCAAATGAAGAATTACTTGAATTGTTAAAACTTAATTTAGATGCAAAACGGATTGAAATAGATACAATTGCTGCGATTTCTTCATTACCAAATTCGGATTATCAACATTGGCACCGAGATGTCCCTATCATATTTCCTAACTCACAAAAGAAGTTTCAATTACCTGCACCCGGACTAATTATGGTTGGTGCCATTGAAGATGTCCCCTTAAAGAAAGGCCCTACAAATTTAATTCCTTCTTCAAATATTCTTAGTACGTCAATGAATAAGATTAAGATAGGGAATTGGTCAATGGAAGATGTTTCATGTGAAATTAATGGTTATTGCGTTCCCGAACTTAAGAAAGGTGATATACTAATGTTGGATTTGAGAACACTCCATAGAGGTGGGAAAAATAATAGTAATGAATGGAGAACTATTATGTATATTACCTATATGAATGAATGGTTTGACGATCGGATTAATTTCAATACTAAACAAACGAAGGACTTTGATGAAATTGAAGAAGAAAGTCAATTATTATTATCCCGTATTGATCATGAAGAATATATTCAAAAGTTAGAAGATAACTGTAATGAAAATAATATACCGATTTCAGAATCAAACTATAAACATGGACAAAGACATAATTTAGTTAATTAACTAATTCATATGCTTTCTGAACGTATGTATTTGCCAAAACCTCTAAAGCAGGATACTTAACATTTGGGAAATTAATGTATAAGCCGGCAATATCAGATTCAATTTCATTCACAAAATAATTTACTGATTTATGTTGATTATTTTTTTTACAACATGCTAAATCTATTCTGATTAATGCTGGTAATGTTTTCTTCTTATTAAATGATATTTTCGGTAATACTTCAACAATCCTCTTTCCAATCTTTTCACATTGATGTAAGACTTTGGGATCAATTACTTCTTTCACTACATATTCTTCATCTGGAGAAGTTGCTCCAGGTGTATTTACAGCATATGATAATTTACCATCAATCCAGAATGTTTTTATTTCACCATACTTTGAAAATCCATCAATTTTTTCTTGAACTAAGTATTCGTCATAATGTTTATTTTCTTCATCAAAATAAACTTGGAGAATCGAAGGATCCTGAACACATTCTTTGGTATTAAATATACCAAGACCATAGGCAATTGTCCCTCCAATGGGTTTAATAATAAAATTGGACCACTTCTTATCTTTAACCTTTTTTAATAAAGTTTGAACCGAAATGTTCTTTTTAACAAATACTGTTGGTGAAATAGGGATTTTATTCTTTTGGAGTAATTGTAAATACTCTTTCTTACTCCATAGGAGTGATAGGAATGGATAGGATGGAAATACTTTATTAGTTTTTAACTGATACATTTTATCTAATTTTTCTAGACCTTTTTGTCCAGCAAACTTCTTTACGTGAGGGTCATCATTAATCTGGTTAATAATATCATAACCAATAATAAAATTAATATCATTATTTTTTAAACGTTGGTTAGTTAGCTCTTTTGGTGTGATAATATCAACTTGAAAACCTACAAACTTTTCTTTCATAAGAAACGCTAATGCAATATCCGTATGGACATTACCATTCTTATAGTATTTTTTAGGGACTAATTTATTAATATCTTTGTTCAATGATATCTCATCATCTTTACCTGTAATGATTCCTATCCTCATATTATATATATATATCAATATTAAATAATTAATAATTAAAGAATAGTTATTAATTAATATTAATTAAAAACTATGAAAAGGAAGATAGAAAAAAGCTTCTTAGAACTTAATGAAGAATATCTTTTAATGTATATGAGATTTTTAAAAGAAGAAAGAGTCTGGGAAAGTACCGGACAGTATTGGTTAGCAAAAGAAACAAGTAATCGAGCGAAAGCCCTTCTCAATGGAAATGTAGAAGAGGCGTTAAAACCTATTCGTAGTGAAAAATTATTCTTTCATAAAGATAAACATAGTTTTGTATGATTTATTTCCCTTTTTTCCTTCTTTTTATTCTTTTTCTTCTTTTTCTTCTTTTTCTTTCTTATCATTATATTCTTTTTTATTTTCTCTTATGAAATCCCGTGGTTCATATTGTTCATCGTAAGGAATACGATAGAAGGAAGGGGGGGGTTTAATATTCTTTGAACTGATTATTCTTGGTTTGATAATGGGATTTACAAATAATCTTTGAAATACTCTCATAATATTATTAATTATTATTTATAATACTATTAGTTTTAAATTTATTTCTTTTCCAATTGTTGAATTTTTTGTTTGAGCCGATCAATTTCATTCCTTTGTTCAATAATTTTTTTTTTATAAATCCGTAACACTTTTTTGTCATTTTCATCTATTTCCTTACTTTTATTGTCGATATTCTTTTTCCGGAATGTATCTCCACCTTGAAGATTGTATAGTTTTAATTCTGCATATTCCATCTTCTATAATAATAAATATATAAAAATATACTTACTATGTATAGAAAAAATGGAAGAATTAACCTCACGATTGTTCATTGCATCTTCTGAAGTATTTTCACATTTCCAAGTTGAAATTTCATTGTATAATATTTCAACCATTGAAGATATTATTATTCTTTTTAAAGAAGAACTCAATAATGTTTTACAAAAAAATAATTTAATAAATCTTATGAATAAATTAAATGAAACTAATTTTCACATCCATAGTTACACGATTGAAGATATTTTAACTTCTAAGCCTGAAGATGTTTTTTACATTTGCGATCATTGTTAAAAATGGTATTAAACCGTGTTAGAAATTTCACAGCGGTTGGTCTTTTCTTATAGTTCAATGAAATTGAATCTCGGAGTAATTTACCAAACTCTTTATTATTCCTTTCTATCTTCCGCAACCCTGCAAGTGCCTCCTTTCGACAACCTTTAAAATCATTTTTATTAATCCAAATGTCTCCATTCCATACTTCAATGATTGTAATCCCCAATGAATAGATATCAGATCGGTAACACATGGTATAATCATCTTGTTCAGGAGCACGATACCCAACTGTTCCACACTTATAAACGATTTCAATCAAATCATCTGTTTCTGAAGAGTATGCCATTCCAAAGTCAACTAATTTTACGATTTGTTGTTTTAACTTATACTGAAGGACCATATTATTTGTTTTAATATCTCCATGAATAATTCTATTCGAATGTAATTCTTGAACACCTTTTATCATTGACCTTGTAATTTTAACTTTTTGTAATTCAGGCATTTCATAACTCCAATAAATATTATCTTCCCCATTGTTGTAAATATAGTTATTCGTTGAAGATGGAACATATTGATTATTGATCCAATATAAGGGTACCCATTTAGCAATATTTTGAATATAATCGTATAAATCACCATGTGAAACTAAATACTCCATAAGTAATAGGATATCGGTAGTTTCATCGTCGTGAATGATATAACCTACACCATGAACTTGAACAGAATATTTTGACCCCTTTAGACATTTAGCTATCTCTAACTCATGACCTAAATCATCAGAATCACTTACATTTTCATAGACTTTTGCTGCATATTTAGTATTGTTCATCTTAACACAATATACATTCGCATTTCCCCCTTCCCCCAATAACTTTCCGTACTGAACATCTTTACAAGAATACGTTGGAAATGGGCAATTCAAACAAAATGTTTCTAGATCAAACATGGTTTATTACTTAAAAAAGTAATAAATTCAAATTTTTGAAAAAAAATAATTAACTAACAACTAATTATTAATAATTATTAATAGACTACATTTTATTATCACTCACCCTTCTACTTACTCATTTTCCTGCCCCTTCTCCACCGGCTCCTGCTCCTGCCCCTTATCCTTCACTTCCTTGAATGCCTCCTTTGCTTTCTTATCCCAGTTATTCTTCTCTTCCTGACTGAGCTTCTTCCATTCCTTTGCAAGAATAGACACATACTTTGTGTTTTCATCTATCATTGACACAAACTTCTCCTTATTCTCCTTACCGAAGAAGGTATACCCAGTAAGTGCCTTCTTCTTCTTCTTTTCCTTCTTCACCTTCTTCACCTTGTCACCAGGTTGATAATCGCCCCAAAGTTCCTTCATCATAACCTTGACATTAAGGTCTTCTGATCCCATGACCTTTCCATCGAACTTCTCAACGAGGATCGCAGAGATCTGGGCAGTAAAATCGTATGCACCATCCATAACCTGAGTGTTCTCCATTTCTGTTTTTGTCTTTGTTTCTGTTTTCTTTATTCTTTGTTGTTTCCCCTTTTTTTGTTGTATGTTATTCTTCCAATCCAAAGTTTCAAATTTTACTTGAAAGATTAGCTCCCCTTGATCATTAAATTGATTATTATCTTTATCTTTGTAAATATACGAACCATTTAATTCATCCCTTTCCAGGTACAACTCTTTCTGTGATATATCAAGTTCATCCATTTTATTTCTAGAAGAATGAAAATAATATTTCAATTTTAAAAATATTTTTTACATTTCTTTTTAATATCTTTAGGAGGTTTGAATCCTCGCTTATTATAGATACTTGAGGAGCATATTGGATATTCAATTCCTTCTTCATATTCTTTTGAGTACTTTAATTTCTTAATACACTTGCAATAATTTATGAATAGAGCATGATCAAGTTGTTTCTTCTCTTTTTGTGTCATTCTTTTTTTTGTTTTCTTCTTACGAATTAGATTTGTATATTTCTTTTTTCCAATTGTCCTCACATTTCGTATACTTCTTCTCTTCTTTTGAGCCATTATAAATAAAAAAACATTTTATTTAGAAAGAATAAAGAATAGAGAATAAATAGTTAAATGATTACTTGCTATACTTCGTGATATTTTCTTGATGTCTTTTCTCGGTAAATTCGTCTTCAAAAATTATTCCACCTTTTCCATCTGGTTTACCCATTGGGGAGTAATCTTCAGGATCAATTACTTCTTCACCATTTATCTCATAAGGAACATTATCAACAAGATAGATGATATCCCCTTCTTCTCCTTCTGTTTCCTCTACCTCTTTCTTTTCCTTCTTTCCTTTCTTTTCCTTCTTTCCTTTCTTTTCCTCCCTATCCTTTTCATCATTCTCTTTCATTTTCTTCTCGAGAAGGGAAAGGATCTCTTCCTTTGACATCTTTGGTAGTTCATTCTTTGACTTCTTTGACATCTTATTCCTATTCTTTGAACCCTTTGGTCTCCCCCTCTTTCTCTTCACAACATTTGTTTCTTCCTTTTGTGATTTCTGCTTCTCTTGTTCAACTTTATTTCCTTCCTTATCAAACAACCAATGATGTTGAACTCCATTGTTAGAAATCGGATTTTCAGGACGAGGTTCATTGATCATACCGAGCCACAAACGATCCTTCTTGAGCATATCCAGGTGACCCGCACAGAGACATTCTCCTTCAAGTTTCTTGTTATCACATTGGATATTGTCATAACCTTCCTTCCAGACACGGGCATCACATCTCTTGGGGTCGATAACTCCAACCCTTTCCTCTGTAGTCTTCTTCTTTCGCCCCTTCTTTGCGGGATTTAGTTTCTTGAAACCTTCATCCTCAAGGATTGTCTGGATATCTACAGAAAACCACTTCTTCTCAGCCATATATTCCAGAATTGAAGGATCCATGATTGTATGTATTTTGTATTACTTATCTTCTACAAATAAATTCAAATTTAAAAATAATACATCCAAGAGTTCATTTATTTGTAATGAAATAAATTCATTTGTTTAGCATGATACTCCTCTGTCGAGATACAATATTCTTGAAACATGTTCAGTGGATACTTCTGAATATCTACAGGATGATACCTGTACTGGTTAGTGACATCGCGTTTCTCAAGATTATTCTTTGTAGGGTCTCTCATAAACTTAAATCCATTTGTGCAGAAGACATATTTATTATTCTTTAGGATAGGTTCAAAGAAGGATACAATATCTTCATCTGTCCAATGTTGAATAACGTCTTTAAGAATAATTAAATCATAGCCTTTTGGAAGATAATCTTTCCCAATGACTCTATGTTCAAATGTAATATTATCCTTTGTAAAGCTTTCTTTATTCTTTTTTATCACATCAGGGATACAATCGATTCCTAGATACTCTTTCCCCGAGAAATCAATATGCTGACTAAACTCCCAATCTCCACACCCTACATCACATATCGTATGGATTTCTTTCTCCTCGATGACTTTGAGAAGTTTTTCAATATACTTCTTGTTGTTACGAGACATTTTCGACCCCGTTCCACTCCCTCCTCCCCAGATATTCTTTTTGTGAATATTTTTAAAAGCATCTTCCATAACGATATATAGATAAAAAAAAGATAAATATTATTACAAATAGACGAAGGGTTAGATACTTACATTTATGAAAGGATCATCCCTAAATTAGGATGGATGCCTCATAAAAAGTTCGTTTATTTTCGGTTTTTGTTCTTTTATTTATCTTCTATCCTAAAATTGCCTACATGAACACAAACACCGTTTGTTTCCCCGAATGTTCGTTTCCACTACCTCGTAATTTGAACAATAATCATTTACCCGAAGACCTGTTACCATGTTGCGAACTCTGTCCAAATTACCCTTCTTAAGGACACAACCATCTCTCCCGATCCAAAATGTTCCCCGAGGAAATATCCCTCCCACAGGGAGACCATGGGAGCGGCCTTCATCACCTTCTGGAAAGTGTATGTGTGTTCCAGTCCATTCCGATGAAACTCCTTCATCATTGATTCTCATACGAGGGGTTACCTCTGGCATGACTTGAGGAACTCCGCCCAGATGAAGGTTCTCTTGAGATTCCATAAGTTCGAGGTAGTGGAAAACACCTTTACTGATAGGATCGAGTTTACTCATTCCCGTGGAGTTATGCGAGTTGAAA